ACCGGATGAGCAGGGGGTCTTGCACGCCGACGTCGGTGAAAGGATCGCACCCGAAGGCGATGACGTGCCGGTCGATGTCTGACACCATGATCTGCGTCGCTACGGTAGGGGCAGAGATTGCTCCAGATAGATCGCTGATCGCCACCGCCCGATTGTTGCTCAGACCTGCGGAGGAATCCCAGAGGTAAATGCCGCCGTTGACGACGTTCAGCAGCAGATCCTCGCCAAAGTTGTCGTGGCTCCACAGCCGCAAGGTATCCTTGATGAGATCAATCGTGGCGGCACTGCCCCACGCACCGCGGCTCCACGGGCCTGCGCCCCAGCCGGTGCCGAACACAGAGGTGTCGAGACCGATGTTGATTTGATACGCGCCGATCACGCCCGCCCCGCCGTCGCCGGTGTCGGAAGCATTGGCCGCCACAAGCGTGGGGGTGTAGACCCCGTTGATCGTGATCTGCGATAGCGAGGCCACGGCCCGCGCCAGAATAGTGTAGGTCGACGAGTCGACGACCGAGGCGATCTGATACTCTTGGTTCAGGATGTCAGCGGTGATGGCACCGCCAAGGCTGACCGCATCGGTATATGTCACGAAGTCCCCGGCCACCGCGCCGTGCGTCGGGTCCGACACTGTCAGCACAGAAGAGCCGTTGACCGCAGCAAACGTAACGGCTCCGGCCGTCGCGGTGCGGCGGATCGGCGTGACGTCATAATACCCCTGACCATACTCGATGTAGTACTTCAGGTGCGTGCCCACGCCGAGATAGGTCTCAAGGCCCAAGGTCCGCCAGATATGAAGCGCGCGGCACGATCCGAGGAACGTGCTGTTCCCAAGGCGGGCCCAGCCACCGATCTTCTCAGGGTATCCAAACCGGAAGCGAATCTTGTCGCCGTCGAACCAACCACCTTCGTTACTATACGAAGTGATCTCTCGGTTAATACCGGGACGGAACTGGAGCTTTGTCAGTGGCATGTTATTCCCCTTATGCGGGTTCAACGGGCCAATCGTCATCACCCAGATAAGGGAAGTTAGCATGATCTGTGATGTCGCGCAAAGCCTGACGATAGGTAGCCCATGCTGTAGCGTTAACAGGAGCATCAGCAATCTGGGTCCAGTCACTGTCGGACAGCAGTTGGTTGCGGGTATTACGGATATCGTCTGCTTGCTGTGCTGCCCGCTGAGATACTTCCTCTGGCGTAGCATCGGTGATGACCCATGTCTGCTGCCATTGACCGTCTACAAGGGCTGGTTGGCCTTCTGTGAGGTTCTGTGTGTGATCTACGTTTGGCATGTCAGCCTTAGCAACAGGGTAAACACCCCAATCTGCTAACATCTCGTCAGATACACGCTTGGGAAAGCTAGTGTTTGGGTTGTCACGACGAAGATCACCGACCGTGTAAGGGTATTGGTCAATCTGGTCATTTGTAGTTTTGATGAACATTGTGTGTCTCCAATCTGTTCGTGGCTGTTTTAGATAAATTCAAGTTATACAGGGACTCGCCTGACGGCACGAACATAGATCGAACCGCTCTTAAAAGCGTTCTGCTGAAAGCCGTCAAGGAAGTACTGCCTCCAAGCGCCCGTGACAGTATACTCTGAAGAAGACCAATAGAAGCCTAACGAATTAAAGGCTTCTGTACCTCCCGTTATGAAAGCTGTTACGGAAGTTTGACTAGGTGTCCCAGAAGTATAAGCAGCACCTGTCGGGTCACTGTTGCGATTAACACCCATTGTGTCAGCCAACAGATCGTTCCCTTCTGGGTATGTAATAGAAGACTTTCCTCTATTTGTCGTGTTGTTAGCTGTGGTACCGGGCTTAAGGTTACGATAGCAAAGCTCTAGTTCATCCCTTGCAGGAAGATACCAATCAGAAAAACCACCAATGGTTAAGCCCTCACAAAACTGTGCCGCTGGGTAGGCTGCAGAGTTCATAGAGGAGGATGCAGCAGGGCCGTTGTTTAGTGTTTGAGTAGCTGAAGGTGCGGCAGTATTGCTAGTCTTAAATTCTTTACTTGAGTTCTCACCAGAAGACTTAGGTGCGACAATAATATAATACTCAGTCCCCCCCTCAACAATATTACCAGCATAGAAACCACCACCAAATGCTTCACCAATTGCTGGACCTTTTTTGACCCCCGCAGCAGCTTGCATCATAATTCGAGTGATACTCATGCCAGCGCCGCCCCAGCCAAGAAGCCATACCAAGTCGTGCCGCCATCATGGGTAATAAAGGCGTAAATGTTTACCTCATTGCTTGCAGGAGCATCAGGCGCTTCACCACCAGCCCAGTCAACCGAGGCAGGCCATGTGATCGTGCGGGCTGTGCTGTCTTGGACGATCTTGAGCGTGAAGCCAAAGGCGCGCCCAGAGGCAGGCGGGTTGCTGAATGTGTATGTTACGTTCTCGGTCAGCGCATGCGTGAACACGTTGCCATCGCGGCAGTTGATCGTCGCTGCGTTGCTGGTTGAGGTGATTGCAGTTTCGTCTTCGACCACACCGGCGTCGAAGATCACGACGCCGTTTGCATCAGCCGTGACGACCTTGCTGGCCTCGGACGTGCCGAGCAGCGTGATGTCGTTGCGGTTCAACTCAGCGGTTGTGACCGTTGCCCCGTCGAGGATGTTCAACTCGGCAGCGGTGGCAGTGACGCCAAGATTCACAAGCGCGGTGGCCGCACTCGCAAGATCGGACAGGTTGTTTGACGCGGACAAAAAGCCCAAACTGGCCACATTCGCGCCAGCGCCAGCGCCATCTGCGTAAACAATGTCCGTCGTGCCGGTGGCGACCGTGACCGTGGTCCCCGAACCTTGGGTCAGGATGATGCTCTCGCCGGAGTTGTTGACGATGAAGTACAACTTCTCCTGATCGTTGGGCGAGATCGTCACCGTGTTGGTGCCGCTGGGCGTGCCACCAAATACCAGAACCTTGTACTGGCCGTCCGACAGCGCGCCGTCCGAAGTGGTCAGCGTGTGCGTCGTGCCGGTAATCGTGATGTCACCAACGCCATTCGTCAGGCGGTCGATGATCTCAAGATTCGTGTTGGTGGTATCACCCCACGTCCCCGACTGCTCACCATTGGTGATGAGCTCGATGCCGGTATTTACGGTATATGTACTAGCCATAGGTCGCCCTTATATCCGGGTCACGGTTGAATCTCAGTATAGACGGTTGTGGGAGTTGGCGCAATAGGAGTCCAGTCCGTGTCTGGATCAGGCACAATGCGGCCCCAGACCAGAACGCCCCACGGACTGATGAGCCCTCGCGCGGAAACCCCCGTTGCCGTAACAAGGGCCGTGCCCGTTGCAACAACCGTGCCAACAGCCGTAGTGGCATCCACCCCAGTTGTCGTAACAAGGGCCGTGCCCGTTGCAACAACCGTGCCAACAGCCGTAGTGGCAGAAACACCAGTTGTCGTAACAAGGGCCGTGCCCGTTGCAACAACCGTGCCAACAGCCGTAGTGGCAGAAACACCAGTGGCAACAGCATCGGCGCCCGCGGCGGCTGTAGCCGTGCCGACGTCCCCGGTCGCTGCCAGACCCGTGAGGATTGGAGCGGTGGAGCCTGTCGCGATGACCGTGTCCACCGCACCCGTGCCCTCGACGCCTGTAAGCGTTGTGCTTACACCGGCGCCCTCGCCAATCGTAACGCCCTCAACGGACATCGTACCTTCGACACCGGTGACCAGAACGTCGATCCCCGTGCCGCCCGTGACGGCCACAGAACCAACGGCCCCCGTCATCGCAAAACCATTGACCGGAATGCGCTGGTTGACCTGCGTTGTAACCTCGCCGACCTGACCAGTGGCCTCGAGCGGCAGCGTAACCGGCTGGCTCCATGCGCCCTGACCCCATGTGCCGCGGCCCCAGCCCTCAAAGAAAACCAAGGCGTCCTGCCGGATCGAGCTCACCAAGCCTTCGGCCGCCACACCCGTCACCGAAACAACAGTTGTCGTAACCCCATCATCCGCAAGCGGTGCAGAGGCGAGGGGGCTAAAACCTAGCATTGGTCACTCCTACGGTTTGGTGGGCCAGACGACACATGCCCAGAGTGCAACGGGTCAAAGCCGCCGCTCACGACCACGGTCACGTTCTTAGGCATAAGATTTCTCTTCCGTCAAAGCCGATCCGCTGGCGTCGTTGATCTGTCGCTTGATCTCGGCGCGCCGGTCGTTGGTGATGTAGACTGCACGGGCAAGCTGGACGAACTCATCGTCAAACTCCCCCAGCTTTTCTTTTA